GTGCTAATGGCCCGTTTTAAAGCGGAACTCGTCGTTGATGCGACTCTTTTTGTGTTCGTTCGAGCTGCGCCGAGTCGTCCGCCGTGTGATCGGTTGCAGTTGAGGTGGGCTATGCCTGATCCGTCTAGTCCTGGTGCTATGTCCCCTGTTTCTGATAGTGGTGGTTCGTGGTCTGCGCTTGGTCCTTCTGGGTGTGATCCCGGTAGTGACATGTCGACTGGGTATCCGCAGCGGATGCAGACTGGTTCGCATTGTTTGAGCACTTGGGTCCGCCATGCCCGGTATGCCTGACTGTTTCTTGGGTTCACTTGCTGGTGCCTCGCATGATGCGTTCGAGGGCTTCGCCGGGGTACCCCTTGAGGCGGGCGGCCTCCCGGTCTAGCCACCTGCGGTGGGTGTCCGGTCTGCAGCTGCTGCATGGGACGGTGTCGGCTTTTGCTGCGGTGAGTGGTGCGTCGCGCCAGCCTCGATGGCAGTCGAGGTGTTGGCAGAGACAGCCGGGCTTTCGACAATGCGCGTCGTAGAGCGTTGTGTTTGTCATGCGTTTCCCCTTTGGTTGTTGTCGGCCGGTCTCGGTCTCGGGCTGGGGCCCGATCCCGGCCTACCCGTGTTGTCGGTTTTAGGTATGAGTCCCCTACCTAGGGGTTGTGGTCTACACGCGGCCGGTGCTATTTCCTCCGTCATTCCGGTCAAGCGTCTATCGGGCACTAACAACGCCGGTCCCGAAATACCTCGGCACTCATCGTTTACGTCTCCATCTCGGCTATGAACTGGTCAACCGTCTGCAACTTGTCAAGGTTATCGAGCAGATAATCGAGCCCTGCATTTGTAATTTCTGATGTTGCATTTACCTGGTCTCGACCATCGAGCATCAACAGCCCATTGATCGCCCCAAGTAGCGCGTCATCGACAATCCCGCGTTCCCTGAGTTTCCCTGACAGCAAGCCCATCTGCTTAGGCGTCAGCGGCTTAGAGTCATAGTGACGTGCTGCTGGCCCGTTGAGGCGGTCTGTAGGCCTCGGCGTGGACTTGGAGTAGTAATCCTCCGAGTCAGCGTCTGTCGTCTTGTAGACCCCTTCACGGGCCTTGGCAGATCTCACCTCGTCAGCGGTTGCCACGCCATTCTCGATACCGATGCCAATCGCGGCCAATGCTCGACCCCAGCATGACGTTTCCAAGTTCTGGATCTCCGAGCCACGTGTGTACGGCGTCAAACCAGGTATTACTTCCATAGCCGTACCGATACCCGGTCGGTTGTCGTCTGGCGTCCGGTAGGCGTAGGCCCGGCCAATCGCCCAGGTCTTTCCGCAAATCTCGGTAATGATCGGCTGATCGAGCTGCAGCGAACCCTCGGGATGCTTCTTGTAGAAGTCCCGCATGCGCTGTGCCACGGTCACGTAATCGGCTAGGTCAAATGACACGGCGGCGCTCCTTTTCCAAACCGTTGTGATTGTCTCCGTAATGCTGAAAGTAATTCTTGTAGCCACCAGTCCCAAAGGCTTCGCATAGTTTGCAAATCCATTTGCCATTATCGAGCACAGCGTCACTCATCGACGGGCTCCTGGTCTAGAGATTTGGCAAGCATTCTATGCAGGTCGATGGTCTGCTCGAGGCTGAACATGGCGCATGTCAGGTTGCGGTTGTCGTTCATCCACACCTGAACGGTATTACCTGACCGTGCGGCCTCAATGTGCAGCTGCGATCCGCCGATTCGTTGGACTCCCATCATTTCACCGCCAACTCGATGAATCCAACAAGGATCATGGCTCCGATGATTCCGCAGCAGAACACAAAAGTGTTTAGCCACATGACTTGACGCTTTTGCCTATCGTGAGGGCGTGCGTAGGGCTCCAATGGTGTTTCCCCTTTCCTTTCCAGTAAGCCCGCCAGAACACGGCGTCCTGAACGGTTGCGGGTGCCTTGTAGGGCCGGATTCCGACCCACTCCGCTAGACCCGCGAGTTTCGCGTAAGCGTTCCAAGTGGACTGGATGAACTGGTAAGCGCCTGATCCGTATTTGCCATCGGCTTTGTAGCGGCCGTGGGATTCGCGCCACATGACGCATTTGCGGAATGGTTCGGCGCTGTGGACGTACCACGGTCCTTTATAGGCGCTGTCAGGGATGCTTGCTGGGCCTGAGGCAACAGCCAGCCATATCGCGAGCCCATCGATCACTCGACCTCCGATGTCGTAATTACAGTCACGTTTTGCCCTGCAGGGTGGCGTCGGACTGCTTCGACGCTCTTGGCCAAGATCCGATGGTGGCCGCCTGGCGTAACCCAACCGTGCAATACGCCTGCTTCGAACCACCTAATGACCGTGTTAATTGACACGTTTAGGTCTTTGGATGCTTCCCCGGTTGTCATATACATGACATCGAATATAGAGAGTTCTTAGAACTTGGCAATAGTGACACGCCATTACTCAAAATATTCGCTGAGATCTTCCTCGACTGGCTGCTGTATCTCTGTCGAGAATCCCAAGGTGACCGTAGGGCGCTGTTCCTCCTCTGGCTCCTGGATTAGAGCTGCAGCAATGCCCGAGACATCCATGAGTAACTGCCGGAAAGTGTCACGTGAAACGGGCTTGTCCCACTCGATGGAGACATCTCCGACCGTGATTTTCAGCATGGCCTAGCCAGACCCTCGGCAATGATCATGTAGCCGATGGAGTCCAAATAGTCATCGCGGGCGTAGCCTGATGCGCTACGCGCAATTTTCACCATCACCATGCACATGGCTACCTGATCCGGTGTCACTTCAGACCCGAGGTAGGCGCTCCACATTGCGGCCACGCGACGGTGCGTTTCTATCGGGTCGCCGTGCGTTTCCCATCGGTCGACCTCGAGCAGGTCAAGGGCTTGTGCCGGCAGGTGTCGGTCTATCATGGTTTCCCCTCAGATTGGTCTCGTTTTGCCGTTGGCAAGGACTTTGCACCAGGTACCGCATTCACAGACGGATTTCATCCACGCGCCTGTTCGTGTGTACGTCAGACCCGTGGGGGTCAGTTTGGTTGAGCCGCAGGCCGGACAAGTCGACTGGTCCCCGGTCCATAAGCCGATATGCGGGTGCTTGATCCACGGGGCCATAGTCCTGTAGAGCAGCTCCGTGATGATGACGTCTTGGCAGTTGTATTTCTTGAATTTCTGCCATGCCCGGTCGTCCTCCTCGAGCACTTTCTTCCAGAGCTGCGAAACGCCGGTTTGTAGTTTTGTGGGCAGTTCGAGCTGCTCGGTGATGTAGCCGAGCCGATTGCTGGCCCATTTGTATCGTCGACGGTTGATCAGGTATAGGTCGAGGTCGATCCACGGGGATGGTGGCGGCATCCCTTCTTCGATGAATGAGCGCATGAGGTGGGGCACGTCGAATCTGACGCCGTTGTAGGTAATGAGAACGTCGGCTTCGTTGAGGAAACTCCATGCGGCTTGGATCATTTCGCCGGGGTCATTGTGGTACTCGGAGAAGAAATGGACCTTGGATTCCCCTAGCCATTTACCGGCCCAGCAAAGTATCCGTGAAGGCGTGACGATTTTGTCGGGCGTTATGCGGGCATCGTAAAGATCATACGTGTAAGCCAGGTGCGGGCTGGTCTCGATATCGAGCGTCAGCACGCGGGGCCGCATGGCTACGCTTGCCCAAATATCGGAAGCGGGAACGGGCTTCCATCTTTCTCGGCGGCCTTCAGGAAACTCACGTGGATATGGTCGCGGTGCCCATAGCCTCGACCTCGCCATTGCCACCGGGTTTTAGCGTAGGTGCCGCTGGCTACCTGGTCGTTAAATACGACGTAGCGGATGCGGTTAGAGCCGGGCAGGCCTGACTTCGCATAGGCCACGATTTCATTGGCCAGGCGTTGCGCGTCGCCGGGCTTGCCTAGGTCGGCGTCGATATCGATGGCGTGGACCCATCCTGCAGCGTCTGGGTTGTGGTCGCTGATGCGGGCTTGATGGGCTTTATCGCCAATCCATCCGTCTGAGCGTTTATCGCGCTTAGGGAAACGCTTATCGATTTGGGACCTGAGGGTGACGCCTGAGGCTACGAGTTTAGGCATAGTCCTCTCCCTCGATCTCGAATTCTTCGCCGGTGGCTACGTCAGAGAGTCGGGGTGCAGCGGACAGCCCGTAGCGCGGGTCCTGCCGGTTTAGGGCATTGATGAGGACGGGCACGACTGCAGCTGTAAGCGCCATGATCAGCGGGTGTACCTGGGCGGTGGCTACGTAGGACGCGAGAGCTCCGAGCGCGGCACCAAGGGCGACTTTGACTAGGGAGCCTTCCCATGTGGTGGCTAGCCATGTACCGATCATCAGGCGGCTCGGTTGTGGTTATCGATGTGAGAGTCGAGCCGGGTGCGTACTTCCCTCACGTCGACCTCGATACGCGACAGGGCGTCTTTGATTGTCGAACCGCTGTTGGGTCGAAACTCTCGAAGGATAGAAAATTGGGCCCTAATGAGCCAAAGCACGCCCGCGAGTATGGCTGTTGCTATCCCGATAAGAGGAAGTAGATCAGCCGGGGACTGAATTGTCATGACTCAACTGATACCAAGCGCCGATAAATCATCCATCGTTAGACCCAAACTCAAAAGTTTATCGAGTGCAGCTTCACGAGCCTTGATGGCCTCTAGGGCTGCTTTTTCGGCGGCCTTGTAAGTCTTGATGTCAGCGGCCCGCTGCGCCTTTTCGGCGGCATTAAAATCGCGTTCCGTAATTGTTGGCGGCTCGGTCGTGTAGTCCGTTTCAATAACGTCGGCCATTATGAGTTCCTGTATCCGTAGACGCGAATAGTTCCGGTCATTGTTCCAGCGGAAGAAAGCAAAGTAAGACCGTCATATGAGGTCGAGGTGCTGTGCATACCAGCGATGTATCCGGAAATGCTAGAGGCTGTCAATTTGTTGTACGGGGTCGCAAAATATGTCGGTTTTGCATCGAATGGCCGACCTACCTCTAGAAACGCTTGCCCACCTACGGTGGCGTCAAAATCAATAGCAAGCATTGACGTAGTGTCAGTAAAGGTAGAATCAGAGGCAAAAGTAGCATTGCCAGCAGCTGTGCTTTTTGTTCCGTAAACTACTGCGTAGGAATAGTTGGTGGTTGCGTCCGTTCCTGAAATTCTGTTTCGAAGTCTGGCATATCCTCCGGTGCTTCCGCTGGTTATGTTGACAGCGACTCGGTAATTGTCATATGTGGCACTAAAAATGCCGTTCAGGCTGACGTTTGTGACTCCACTAAACGTTACGGCGCCTCCTGACAATGAGGCCGAACCTCCCGTGTTGGCGATCGAGGTAGGGGTGACTTGCAAAAGTCCCGGAGTAGTAGCAACGGGCGCGGAAGTAAATACCCATGTATCCGTGGCCAGCTTTAGAATTGAACCGTCTGTGTATTGGGCCAAAGTCAATGGAGAACCGTTTAGGGTTACGCCTCCAGCTGCGGCGATGGTTACAGTTCCTGCGCCGAGATTTGTAAAGTTGATCCGCGTACCTGTCGGATAGGCGACCGAGGAATTGGCTGGGATGGTGACCGTGACGCTGGAAGCGTTCGACAGGGTAACGTTCTTGCCCGCATCCGTAAGGACAAGCGTGTAGGTCGTACCGGTTTGGGCATTGATTCCGTTACCGGCATAGGACACGGCGTCGACGCGCTGCGCCACGTTCAGGCTGACGCCCGGCCACGCCGACACGAGGTCGGTATTGGCTACGTACGGGCTGCCGTAGGTAGTGGTTGCCATGTTTCTCCTAGAGCAGATCGGACGGTAGGACGACGTTGTACCATTGAACGGTTGCGTTAGTTGTTCCCCAGGTCAAGGTCGCACTAACTTGGCCCCATTGTACGACTGCATACGAATATCGCGGGTCTGACAGGCTCAGAGTCAGGATATGTTGCCCTGGCGTATAGACCTCAGTCCAGCCTTCCACGACGCCCAAATAGTCCTCGATTGGGTGCGGTGGCGGTACGTCATTGACTATGACTCGGGAACCGGACAGGAGACCTAGGACTTGGCCAAGTTTCGGGTTAGTCAGGTTATGAACAAGGATTTGGACGTTTTGCAGCGCGTAGTGCGGTTGGGCCTGATTACGCATGATTTCGTCGGCCCGGTCATCGGCATCATAGGAATGTTCAAGCTGCGTGGCGACGGTCGTGGCGCGACGGCCGTAGAGAGCGATGGAGTCGGCATCCGTCGAGGTCGTCGAGTGGTTGCCTTTGTACGTGACCGTTACGTCATTGAGGACGGTCTGAAGGTTGTTTTTCCAGACTGGTTCCCAAATGATTGAGGGATTGTCCAGCGTTACGGTGATCGGGAAGCCGTCGGTCGACTGGTATACGTCGGCCCATGAGTATGGAACTGCCTGCCATTCGTCGGACACGTCGAGCCACGTAGAGGGGTTATATCCATAGCCTCGGCTGCTGTAGGACTCCCAGAAAACGGTGCCATCGGGGAAGTCTCCTACGGTGCCACCGACTTGAGTTCCGAGGTCGGTCAGCAGCGTTAGGGCGTTGTAGCCACCATCCTGAGGGTCGAGAAGCTGCTGTTCCAAATAGGGGGCAACGTTGGAATAGTTGACTAGGGCGGTGTCGGTCAGGATTGCTTCTACGCGGTTTTTCAGCGTTTGCTTCGCGTACCCGCTAGTGCCTATTTGGATGTAGCCAAGTTTTGCCATATGGCCGGTGCCCGTTAGTTCAAGCGTGGGGACATAATTGCCCTGGTATGAGTAGTCGTGGGTCAGGGTGATATCGGTAACCGTGCCGGTGAACCGGGCCTCCGAGTAGGCCTCAATCTGCAACACGTCCCCAATTTCGGCCGGGATTTCGGAGAATCCCCGTAGGAGGACGCGAGCGTCTGAGGCTTGTGGGGCTGACTGAATGTCATTCCGACCGTGGGAAACGGCGACGTTGTAGACCACGCCATCGAGGTCGAGGGCGGTGCCGTTTATCGATATTTCGGTGATCATCCGAATACTGGGCTAGTGGCTGGTGCGGTCTGGTAGCCGGTGCGGGCGTTGGAGTTCACGATCAGCCGGTTCAGCGCCTGAGCAACTTGCTGCTCCGTCACGACCACTTGCTGTGCAGCGATATTCGAGGCGCGTTCGGCTGCAGCTGCAGTTTTCGCTGCTTCTGCTGCGCTGACGGCTTCGGCTACGGCTGCGGCTATCTCGGCCTTGATATTGGCCCCAATAGGTTTGCCAATGTTCTTGCCGATCTGGCGAAGGCGTTTTTCTTCCTTGCCCAGTTGCTCCACGGTTCCATTGACCAGGCTGATTGCGGATTCCTGCCCGGCAAGGAGGAAGTCGGGCACAAGTCCTAGGGCGAGATCGGACACGGTTTTCTGTACGTCGACCCATGAGGCATTGATCTGAGGTACGAGGCCTTCGTCGAGCAGCTGCTGGCCGAGGGCTGATCCGGCTAAGGGGCCTAGGGACGCGATCTGCTCAATGAGGGACTGGTCAGCTCCTTGGGCTTTGATCGCCGTAAGGACGTTGCCGAAGTATTTAGCCTGGTTGACTTGCGCGTTGAAGGCTTCAAGTAGTGACTGCCCGGTTTCCTTGCCGGTTTCAGCGGCCTGCCCGAGGTTGACATCTTTCAGGATGTTCCCGGCAAGGTTGTCCCTGTAGTCGAGCACGGCTTGGGTGGCGACTTCGAGTTCGCTGGTTTGGGATTTTAGGTCGGTTATGGTTCCGCGAATAACGTCCGATTGGTCTTTCAGGGCATCCGTTAGGACGCCGCTAGCGCCGGCCGTTTTGATTGACTGATCCTCAACCCATTTCTGGTATTCGGCTAGGGCTTTGGATTCCAGGGCGGCATTCATGGCCTCGTGATCTAGGGCCGCGAGGGACTTGCCTAACTTGTCTACGGATTGGATAGGGCCGCCGCCGATATCGACCAGGGGACCGCCAGCTGTGGCGCGGAAGTCTTTTAGGGCTTGATCGAGGCCCTGTACGGCTGCGGTATCGACTCCGATAAGTTTGCCGAACACATATAGGACGCCGCCGGGATCGGTGAGGCCCTTGAGAGCCTCAGAGAAAAAGACTAGGCCACCCGTAGCGGTTTTGCCTACTACTAGACCGAGACCTTCTGCTTGTGGCTGCAGGTTCCTGAGTTCTTTAGCAAGTGCGCCAGTTTCTTTGGTCGATGAGGCGAGACCTCCAACCAATCCCTTTCCGAACGATTCTTTGAGTTCGTCGGCGGCGACTTTGAGAATGTCGATTTGCCCGCCGAGGGTTTTTGTGGCGGCTGCGGCTTGGCCTTGGAATAGTCCGCTGACCTGATTCATGATCGAATCGAGGCTTCCAGCGGCTAGCGTGGTCTTATCGATGCCTAGACCGAGGCGGCCTAATGCTGTCGTGTTGCCGTCGTAGGCTTTCGAAAGAGCATCTGCGACGGTCTGCAGGTCTTTCCCGGTGCCTTTCGATACGTCTAGGGCAATGCTGAGGACTTTTTGAGCCTCGGCTACGTCCTGCGTGCTTCGAATGATCCGGTCAAATGCGGGCCGCAGCTGCGAATCGGCAACGCCTGTCGCGAACTGCAGATCGTCCACAAACTTATTTACTGATTCCGACGCCTGGGCAAATCCGAGATTGGCTAGGGTCGTGTTTAGCCGTGTGAGTTCTTGTTCTTCTTGGATCGCTGCGCTAGCGGCGTCACCGAGAAAGTCGATGAATTTGCGGGCTCCCTCGATGCCGAGATAGGCACCTACAAGCCCGGTGACGGATCGTTCCAGTCCGGCTAAGGCGGATTTGCCCTGATCGAGTCCACGCGTCAGGCGGGAAACGTCAGCGGCGAGATAAACGGTTAGGGTTTTAGCCATTACAGGGAGTCCCATTTAGAAACGATGCGGTCGACTGCTCGGCCCCATTCTTGAATCGCTGCTTGACGGTAGCCACCAGTTCGGCGGAGCCAGTCGGTCTGTTCAAAGGGGGCGAATGACTGGCGGGCATTGCCGCTTGAGGACGGGTAGCGGACCATTGTCGCGGTGCCACCACCTGACAGTACTTTTTTATTTCCGCCGATGCTGACGGCTGGGACGCGGTCGCGCTTGACCTTGACCGAATCGGCTAGCACGTCGCCCCAAGGACCTGCGTATCCCGCGGCCTCTCGCCATGCTGGGGCCATGTAGCGGCCTGCGATTTCCATTGAGGCGGCGCGTAGTTCCTGTGAAGCGGCCTTTGGTAAGGCTTTGAAGGCCCTTAGAACGTCGTTTATGCCGTCGACGTAGAGTTCAGTTACCGGCATCGGTTAACTCCTCCACGATGGTTGCAAAGACTTCAGCGGGGTACTGCAGGACTTCTGTGTACGGTCTGCCGATGCGGAGAGCCACTTTGATTATTAGTCGGTTGTGGCTTCCGTCTGGGTAGGGTCCGCATTGTCGAGCACCTCGACGTAGACCTTTTTGCTGCGGGCCCAGTTCTTGACTTGGTCAAACGTTTTCGGCTGCTCCCCCGTGGTAGCCGTGAACGCCGCCCAGAGCCGTAGGCCCATGTCTGAGGCTTCCGTCTTGGTTTTGTGCACGAGGTCGCCGTATTCCCAAAGGTCGACCTGTTGCAACTGGTAGACCGTTTCGGTTCCCTCGATATGGATTTTGAGTTCTGGCACGTTTGGGTGCATGGCGTTTCCCCGTTCTGTTTAGGCGAAGGTCAGATCGCCCTGGAAGTTGACCGTCGCGGTGGCGACACCGGCCGCATCGAACGTCACGTCAGCGGAGTCCGGCCACATTGCTGCGCCAGTCCACACGCCCGTCGCGCCGTGAACGCTAACAGCGAGCGCCGTTCCAGCCGTAATAGCGGTCTGTAGAGCGTCGTATAGGCCTGCATTGTCGTCGTACAGGTACTCGATGGTGAGCGTCGAGTTCAGGTCGGTCTGGTCGAAAGCGACGCCTGAAAGGGTCTTTGTGCGGGCGACCGTGGGCGTGGTGGTGATGGTGCCCGAGGTTACCTGGGCGGAATAGGCGGTCGCGCCCACCGATACGGTGAACTGAGCGCCCGTGATCTGGACGGTGGGCATTTCTACTCCTTCATATTTGCTTGGATATTGATTTCAGTTGTGATTACGGTACCTTGCGCGCCGGTGTCAGTCAGTTGAGGCTGGCCGACGAGGGTGCACAAGTAGTTGGCCGGGAGGGCGTCAAGGATCGCGTCGACGTAGTTTTCGCAGTCGAGCTGCGCGGCATCGTTTTTCCTCGGGCTGATCACCAGCAGCAGCCGCCACCGAACTTCATAGTTGAGGTTGGACCCGATGCGGGTGGGTCGAATCCACGGCGAATCGGGGATGACGACCACGCAGGGCGGGGACGGTACGGGCGGGGCATAGTTGTAGACACGGATACCGAGCCCGCTGAGCGACGCGACGATAGCCTCGCGGGCCTCGGTCGAGAGGGCTGTCATCCGATCAGCCCGCCCACGTTCGCGTAGGGCATGATCAAAGCATGGACTCGACGGGTCACCCAAATAGAAAGTCGGTAAGGGCCTGCGCTGAAGTCCGTTGATACGGCCTGTCCACCGGATGCGGTGCGTGCCTGAAAGATCTCCACGCCTACGGATAGAGCGGCTTCCTTACAGGCTGGTGGTTCTTCCTCGTAGGCCCCGGTGGTCAGGAGGGAACCGACAATGTCATCTGAGGCTGCGGCGACTTGGTCAAGGGTCGCTGCGGTTACCTCGTCCTCGTAGTCGAGGTCTAGCGCGATTGCTAGTTCCTCGCCTGTCACGAGCGCCATTGTCGGTCCCCTCCCTTTACTGGATTAGTCCTCGAGGGACTGGATGCCTGCGCCGGAGATGATCTGCGAGGCTCCGTAGCCATAGATGGCCACGTCACGACCGAGCTGCGCGACGTTCTCGACCTGCGCGAAGCGCGGGCCGTCCTCGATCCAACGGGCTGCCTCACGGTTCGACACGAGGATCGCGTTGCCGCCGATGTTGCGGTCGAGGATGACCGGCAGACCGGACACGTTGACGCCGAGGGTGCTGGCGACTGCCGTACCCGAAACGTTGAACGTCCCGTAGTTGCTCGGGAAGAACGTGGACCAGCCGCCGATCTTCTTAAACACGTTCGGTGACACCAGGACGAACTCGGCGGGCATGCCGGTCGCGGTCTGGACGTTGACCGAGGCGCCGAACACGGCCTCACGGAAGTCCGAGCCGTCCGTGTCTGTCGTGATGTCGTAGGCGTACGGGGTACGAGCTCCGTAGACGGCTGCGACGAACGCGATATCGGTCACCTGAACGTAGGAGTTCAGCATGATGCGGCTGTGAGCGTCGACGTAGGACGGGTTGGAGCGCTGCAGCAACTGGTAAGACACGTCCGAGCCAGCGGCGTACGTCTTGAGG